GAAAACAAATTGAGATGGCATCCTTGTCAAAAACCAATTAAACTCTACGAATGGTTGTTAATGAACTACGCAAAAGAAGGAGATAAGATTTTAGATACTCACTTAGGCTCAGGCTCAATAGCTATTGCTTCTCATAACTTAGGATTTAATTTAACTGCTTGTGAACTTGACAAAGAATATTATGAATCTGCAATAAAAAGACTAAAACAACATCAATCACAATTACGAATAATATGAGTAAAAAAAGCAAAGGTCTAGGAGACACTATAAAAAAATTTACGTCAGCAACTAAGATAGACAAGCTAGCAAAAAAGATTGCTAAAGCAGTAGGTAAAGATGACTGTGGTTGTGACGAAAGACAAGAGAAACTAAACAAGATGTTTCCTTATAAAACGGAAGAAAGAGAATATGATGAAAATTCACCTATGTATTTAAAACAAGAAATACTTTGTGTATGGGAAAAGATCAAAGACGGACAAGCACCTGACGTAAAAACTAAAAAAAGATTTGTTGAATTGTATAACACTATATATAAAACTAAATATAAACCCACAACTAATTGTGGATCGTGTTTACATACTATGTGGAAAGGAATAAAATCACTTTACGAAAAATTAAATAAATAAAAATGAAAACATTAACACAAAAAGACAGAATAATAAGACACCTAAACGACAAAGGGAGTATAACAGCATTAGAAGCTATGAAAGAATACGGAATAATGAGACTAACTTCAAGGATATGCGAACTTAAAGACGAAGGGTATAACATAAGAAGTGAGTTTGTCAGCTCTAAAAATAGATATAACGAACCAGTATCTTTTAGTAAATATTCTTTAGTATGATACTATTTTTTTTACTTATTATAGGAATTGCTTTTATATTAATTATAGGTGTTGTTATGATAGAGATCTTAATTGAGAAAAACGAAAATGAAAAGATAAGCGAAAAGACCGACAAGATAGAACCACACAAAACAATAACAGGTGCGTTATATAGAGACAGAAAAGATGACAAAAAAAATACCTGATTATTACATAGGCAAAATACACGGCTACGAAGCACGAAAAATAATAGAGGACTACGAACTTAACTATAATATAGGCACAGCAGTAACTTATCTATTAAGAGCAAACAGAAAACACGAAACATCAAAAGAGTGTATAGAAAAAGCACGTGAACACCTACGATTTGAATTAGAACGTTTAGAGCTATATGACAAGAACACATCAACAAAATAAATACTACTGGAAGTGTATTGTTAAACCACTATGTGACCACACAGGGTATCACAAATACGAAATGCACGAACATTTAAAAAATATGTTTATACCTGATCGTAGTAGTAACTTAACAACAGAAGACTTTACTTTATATTGTGAAGAAGTACGTATTTGGGCGCAAAATGACTTAGGTGTAATATTAATGCCACCAAATGAATTCAAGTAGTTTCTCTTATATAATATAGACTTGATTAATCAAATTATTTCAAAATGAACACACACGGTGGTAAAAGAAAAGGCGCAGGTCGCAAACCAAAAGCAGAAGAGCAAAAGTTAATACAAAAACTAACACCTTTCAATGACTTAGCACTAAAAGCTCTACAAGAAGGTTTAGAGAAAAAAGAACAATGGTCAGTTAAATTATACTTTGAATACTTTTACGGTAAACCACAACAAAGAGTAGACGTAACTACAAATGACGATAGTTTACACTTACCGTTAATAAACTTTGTAGATTCTGGAACTGAACAATAAATATCAAAAACTATTTGAATCAGACTGCAGGTACTATATAATAACAGGTGGTAGAGGTTCAGGTAAGTCTTTTGCAGTAACAGTATTTCTTACCCTACTTACTATGTCACAAAACATAAGGGTACTGTTTACACGTTATACAATGGTTTCAGCACACCTATCTATAATACCTGAATTTTTAGAAAAGATTAGTTTACTAGGATTTGAGAATATATTTGACATAAACAAGTCAGAAGTATTAAACTTAGCAAATGGTAGTGACATACTTTTTAGAGGTATAAAAACGTCAGCAGGTAATCAAACTGCAAGTCTAAAGAGTTTACAAGGTATATCTTGTTGGGTGCTTGACGAGGCAGAAGAATTAATAGACGAAAGTACATTTGACACTATAGATTTAAGTATACGAGAAAAGAAAGTACAAAATAGAATTATATTAGTACTAAACCCAGTTACAAAAGAGCATTGGATATATAAACGATTCTTTGAAGAAAGAGGTGTACCACCTAGTTACAATGGTATCAAAGACAATGTTTGCTATATACACACAACTTATAGAGACAATAAACAAAACCTATCACAAAGTTTTTTAGACCGTATACAAGCTATACGCAAAAACAATATAAAAAAATACAATCATAATATATTAGGTGGGTGGTTAGACAAAGCAGAGGGTGTAGTATTTGAAAACTGGTCAATAGGTAAATTCAACCCTGACAACTTACAAACATCTTGTGGTATGGACTTTGGTTTTTCTGTTGATCCTGACAGCCTAACTGAGGTAGCTATAGATAAAACAAAGAACAAGTTATATGTACACGAACACATATATAAGAATGGACTAAAGACACACGAGCTAGCAAAGATTATACTTGACAGAGTAGGTAACAAACTAATTGTAGCGGATAGTGCAGAACCTAGACTAATAGAAGACCTGAGACACAAAGGAGTTAATATTAGACCTGTAAAAAAAGGAACTATAGAAAGTGGTGTTACACGTATGCAAGACTTTGAGCTAGTGGTAAGTCCTGAAAGTGTTAATATAGTTAAAGAGCTTAACAATTATGTCTACGCAGACAAAGGTTCAAAACTATATGTGGATAATTATAACCACGCAATAGACGGAATTAGGTATAACGTTATTTATCATTTAGACAACCCTAACGCAGGTAAATACTTTGTACAATAAGAAAGGGCTGCCTAAAAAGAACATGGAATATAGACAACCCTATGGAAAACATAAGTCAAACAAATATACATTTTTAAACTAAATAAACTAAATTTCTATTATATATTATGAAAATAAATGTCACCAACAAAGACAAGAAACATGAATTTACAATCAAGAATTGGAAAGATGTCACACTTGAAACTTGGGTAAAGTTAATTGAGGCAGAGAAAAAAACAAAAATAAAAATGGTTCAGGATCAAATAACTTTGATGACTGAAATGCCAAAAGAATTAATTAATCAATTAACATTAGAAGACGTACTAAATGTATGTAAAATTATTAGCAAAAGACAAGCAAGTGCCAAAAGCAAATTCAATCAGATTGTCAAAGTTGGTAACGAAAAATTTGGGTTTATACCTAACTTAGAGCAAATCACACTTGGAGAATATGCAGACTTAGAACATTATATCAAAAAAGGTATTCATAAAAACATAGCAAATATAGCTGCTATCTTATACAGACCAATAACAGATACAGAGGGTAAGTTTTATTCTATTAAAGCGTATGACGGTAAAACAACAAGATTGAGAGCGGAAAAGTTTCAAAAGATGAAAGCTAAAGATATTCAAAACGCATTGGTTTTTTTTTGGAATTTAGGAAACGAACTATTGAAAGTTTTGGAGTTGTATTTAATGGACAGCTTAAAGAAGGCGAAAGAACAGTTGATGAACAATTCGCAGAAAAGTGGGGTTGGTTTGGCGTGATGTATAGACTAACAAATGGTGAAATAGTAAATTTAGAAAGAATAACAAATTTAAAATTATATGAATGTTTGACTTGGTTAAGTTATGAAACTGATCTTAATTCAACACAAAAAGTAAACTATGGTAAACGACAAAACATATAATAATTTAATAGATACATTAAAAGGTTTAGCAAACAATCACTTTCAAATCAAAACCGTTACAGACGGTGATATATTTGAAATAGACTTAGAAAAAAACACTTTGTTTCCATTGATGCACATAAACCCGGTAAACGTAATTGCAAGCAAATCACAGTTTACTTTTAACTTTCAAATATTTATTATGGATTTAGTAGAACCTGACGAAAGCAACGAACAAGAGGTTTTGAGTGATTGTCTTAGTATATCAACTGATATTATAAGCACATTTAAACACGGTCAAAGCCTTAATCATTATAACGCAAGTCATGGTGACATACCACAATATTTTGTTGATGATAATTTTACTCTTGAACCATTTACAGAAAGATTTGATAATTCAGTAACAGGGTGGGTATTTAATTTACCGATAATAGTTGAACAGGCTTTTGAAAGTTGTAATATACCACAACCCACAACACAAATAGGAAAATGAAAAATATTTTATTAATAGTAATAATTTTTACATTTCTTACTTGTAATACTACACATAAAATAATTGAAAATAAAAATTGCTGTAAAAATGATAAAATTTAGAATAGGAAAACTAACAATAACATTAATACCACCAAAAATAAGCTATGAAATATGCAACTGTAATGACAAAGCTCAATGCACTCGTTGTTAAATTTGAGACTTACACAGACTACCCAAAAAGTGCAAGTAACAATGCAACTAGAGCAATAAGAGAAAACGAAAAAATAAATAACAAGTGCTCTACGCAAACAGGCAAAATAAGAGCACAACAAATAGCACAAAAAAAACCTTTGAGTTTTAACACGGTAAAGAGGGTTTTTAGTTATTTAAAAAGAGCTAAGACTTACGACACAGGTGACTATACAAAATGTGGTACAATAAGCTATAACTTGTGGGGCGGTGATAGTATGTTACGTTGGAGTGAACGTAAAATACAACAAGTAGAACAACAACTTGCAGAGATAGGTGAGAGAGGTGGTGTAAGAAAAAGTCCTAAAGCACCTAAATCAGATACACCAAATCCAAGACCAAAAGGTAAGGGTACAGCAAAAGGTGACGCTAGCACAAGCAGAGGTGCTAAAGTAAGTAAACAAGATTTAAAAACATTACAAAAAAAGTCAGATGACTTTAACGAAAGATATAAAAAGAAATTAGGGTACGGAGTAACAGTAGGACAACTTAAGGCAGTATTTCAAAGAGGTCTAGGTGCGTTTAACACGTCACATAGCCCACGTATAAAATCACCTTCTCGTTGGGCGTTTGCAAGAGTAAACGCATATTTATATTTAGTAAAGAATGGTAGACCACAAAACCCTAAATACACTACTGATTATGATTTACTACCTAAGAAACACCCAAAAAGTACAAAAAAATAAATTATTAAAATATGGCAGATTTAACAGTAACAATTTCAGAAGATGTTCTTCTAAATGGATCAACAAGAGGATCAACAAACACATTAACAATAACAGGTATAGAAACTATTTTAGAACGTATAGTTAATGTACCTGCAAGTAATGACGCTACAGTATTACTAACTAAAGATACTATACATAGTGAAGATGGTTCAGTAGATATACAAGACACTAAATATATTAGAATAACTAATTTAGATTCTACTAATAGTGTAAATTTATCTCTACAAATAGACAGAGGTGAAGACGATTCAGGTGCAGACGAAAGTGTAACAATACTTTTAGAAGCAGGTAGAACTTTTATGCTAGGAACTCCACACGATGCAGTTGGTGTAAATGATTCAAGTGCAGGTATTACAGATCCACACGATTTAGAAAGCATATTAGTAGATAGTGGTTCTAACGTAGTAAAACTAGAATTATTTGTAGCAGGTGCGTAACGTAGAAAATTATTTAAGGTCTTTAGGTCGTAGAATTGTAAGGGAGTCAAAACAAAGACTTAAATCTGGAAACAAAGTTGTTTCTGGAACTTTATTGAATTCTATAAAATTTAAATTAGAAAAAAAAGGCAAAGAGTTTTCTTTGGTGTTTATCATGGCAGATCACGGACAATTTGTAGACAAAGGTGTTAGTGGTAAAAACAAAAGACAATACTATAAGGACATAAACAATAAACGTAGACAAAGTCCTTTTAGATACAAAACAAAACAACCTCCTTCAAGTGCATTAGACAAATGGATAGTAAGACGAGGAATAGCACCACGTGATGAAAAAGGTAGATTTATGAGTAGAAAAAGTTTACAATTTTTAATAGCTAGAAAAATATATTTTCAAGGTGTTAAGGGAATTAGTTTTTTTACAACACCAGTTAGAATAGCTTTAGATGACGCACCTAGAGAATTTTCACTTGCATTCAAAGAAGACTTTAAAGATAAAATAGCAGAAATAAAATGAGTTTAACAATAACACAAACACCAAAATATTTATTAGTACCTGCATACTCACAAATAATATTTGCAGTAAAAGACTTAAATAGTGTGGTTAATAAATTTAATGTGCAATATATTGCAAAATTAAGATTGTCAAATGATAGGTCAAATCTAAATTCAAGTACCGAAATTGCAAAATTAAAAACAACACCTAATAGTAAAGGAGTAGGTATATTTGATTTTAGTAATATTATACAATCGTTTGTAGAAAGTGATAATTTAGGTGGAGTTGTTGGAATAAACTCACCAGTCAATAACAGCTTTAGTCAATACAAAACAGATGATTTTAATACAAACCCACATAGTATTCATATCATAGATAAATTTGCTGCAAACCAAAATTCTGTTAGAGTTTTTGAAATACATTTTAAAATACAATTTTCAGACACTCAGACAGGAACGGTCGTAGAACAAACAGGTGTCAAAAAATCACAAAAATTTTTTGTATATAATGGAACACTTCAGGAGGAAGATGTTCTTGTAAGAGATAGTTCAGGTAACTATGGTTACAACTTAGACGCTAATAAGTATATTTTAAATAACACAGACCGTAAATTTCTTACTAATTGTCCTACAACAATAGAAATAAGAAACAATGATTATCATACATTAGCCTTTTTTAACAACTTAAATACAACTAATTTTTCTGTAGGATCAGTTCTTAGTAATAAAACCATTCAATCCATTGTGTTTACATTTTTTGATGACATCAATGGACAGGGTACTACTTTAGGTACAGACACAATAACAAATACACCTGCAAATGGTGGTAACAATACTAATTCAACAGACACCAACTCAAGACTTATATTTGTAGGTGCAGGAATGGCTAATTTTCAAAACAGAAGTCTATCTGCAAGTTTACTAGCTGCTAAAAGTTATACAGCGAAAGCTCTAGACGATCAAGGGATTACTGTTTCACAAACATATACTTTCAATGTTATTAGTGATGACTGTAAGGGTTTTGAAACAATTAGATTAACTTGGTTAAATCGTTTAGGTGCTTGGGATTACTACACATTTACAAAAAAAACTATTAGATCAATACAAACAAATAGAACCAGTTATCAACAAATATCAGGATTTTACAATGAAGAAAAATTTATTTTACATGGTTATCATGGAGGTAAAAAAACTTTCAATACAAATTCAATAGAGAAACTGACACTTAATACAGACTTTGTAAATGAAGAGGAGGCAACATGGTTAGAGGAATTATTTACAAGTCCAGAGGTTTATATATTAAACAGTTTTAGTGACGCAAACGAGGTCTTGTTTGGTAACGTAAAAAAATATGTACAACCAGTTACTGTAACCTCAAGCACTTACACAAGAAAAACAAGTGCAAATGATAAGCTCTTACAATACACGGTTGAAGTGGAAAGAACAAAACAAAGAGTAATACAAAATGCCTAAACAACAATTAATACTGTACCCACAAAACGCAACAGGTCAAAGTAATTTTACTTTTACATCACATTTTTTACAGCATTTAGGCAATATATCTTTTAACAATCCTTTAGGTTCATCAATACAGGTTGGTGGTCAAGTACCTTTAATACAAGCATTAGCAACAAGTCCTTCTGTAGTTGGAAACTTTAGGGGTTACAGCACAGACGGTACAGCAACAGGAATCGTAGCAACTTCAACACCCTCTGTAAGTGGTGGTACATTGACATTGTCACAATCAGGTTCAGGTATTTCATCAACAGGTATTTATCAAACTGTAAACACACTCATACCTTCAAGATTTTATGAGGTTGAAATCACTCGGTCAGCAATACCCTCAGGGGCGTTTATTTTTTTTGGTCAAGCAGGTGTCACACACACCAACGGATCAGCACCGATAACGTCAATATCAGGAACAACTATATCAACAAGTAGTTCTACTATTTTTCAATTTCAAGCTACTAATACAGAAATGTTGTTTACTTTACAATATGTTGGTCAAACTGGTAGTTCTGTCACAATATCTCAAATAAAAATGACTGACGTTACACCCTCAAACATTTCGGATTTAGAAGACGGCTCAGTAATTTGTGATTTATATAAAGATGAACCAATACCTTTGACCTTAAGTGTAGACGATTTTAAAAATGCAATTGAAAAGGTACAGTCTTATTCAAAAGATTTTAATTTACCTGCAACAAAAAAAAATAATAAAATATTCAATAGCATATTTGACGTACAAAAATCAATAGACGGAACAACTGATTTTAACCCATACAAAAAAACAAGAGCTATCTTAAAAGAAGATACTTTTACAATATTTGAGGGCAGTTTAAGATTAATTGATATTATAACAAAAAATGGTGAAATATCTTACAATGTAAATTTATTCAGTGAAGCAATATCTTTGAAAGAAATTTTAAAAGATAAAAAAATAAAAGATTTAGACATAAACGAATTGCAACACGATTATACAATAACAAATGTTCAAAACAGCTGGACAGGTGTTTTAGCATTAACAAATCAGCTACCAATAGATTCATTAGCAAACAATACGGGTGTAGCAAACGCAACTACAACAAATGTTTTAAAATACCCTTTTTGTAACTGGGATAACCAAATAATTTTAGATCCAAGTACCTTTAACTTAGAGTTAGAATTAGAGTCTGCATTTAGACCATTTATAAAATGCAAATATATTTTGGATAAAATATTTAAAGAAGCAAACTTTACTTTTGAAAGCAGTTTTTTGAATAGCACAAAATTTACAGATTTATATATGGATTTTAATTGGGGTTCAAGCAACGCACCAAACGATTCACAACACACAGGTCAAGCATTTGTAGATTTTGGTGGAGCAGGTTCACAGACTAATACAACTACTACTTTTGAAAAAATTGATTTTAATACTCATAATTTTACAAATGAATATGGTTGGAACAATTCAGATCAATTTGTTGCACCACAAGACGGAATGTTTTATAATATATCTACACATATACCTATGTTAGGAAATTGGGAATGTGCTATATTCAGAAATAACGTGCAACAATCACAAACAACACAATCGTCTACCACAGCAACATCAGGTTCATACGTGATGACAGGTAACTTTGCTTTGAATCAAAATGACACTTTAGATGTTAGGTTTAGAAAATTAAGTGGTACTAATGCTCAAGTCGTTACAAACATATTTGTATTCGGTGGTATGGGTGAAATTACAGTAAATTTGAATATTAACGCTATGGCGTCAGGAACACTACTGAATACATTAAGAGGTGAACTTAATCAATTTGACTTTATTCAAGGTTTATTTACAAAATTTAATTTAGTTACACTTCAAGACAAAGACAATCCAAATAATTTAATTATAGAACCATATAAAGACGTATTTGTAAAACCGTTACACGTTTTAAATACAAGCACAACGGTAACACCTAAGCAATTAAACTGGACTGAAAAGGTAGATATATCTGAAATGAATTTAAAGCCCATAGAATTAAAAAAAGAAACAAATTTTACCCATATAATTGACAGTGAAGATTATGCTCATGGTGTATATAAAAAAGCAACTGGTAAAGATTATGGTGCGAAAATTTTTTTTAAGACAGACTACACGATGATTGACGGAGATCAAAACATAAAAGCTGAACCATTTGGAGCTACAATCGTAAAACCATTACAAGACTTTACGCCTGATTTTATAACACCCTCTATTTTTTCATCAAATGATGACGCAACTGAGTTTGAAAGTTTTGAAAATTCACCAAGAATATTATATGATAACGGTGTAAAAAATACTGGCAAAACTTATAAGATATTTGAAAAAAACGGAGTTGGAGATACAAGTTTGACCACATTTTTACAATTCAGTCATTTTTCTACAATACCCGTGACAGCCACTACGGAGGATTATAATTTTGGAAACTGTCCACTTTTTCCACCTTTACTATCAACAGTCAATAATCTGTATTCTATTTATTGGCAACCATACTATGACGAATTATATCACCCTGACACTAGAATAATGACATTAAAAGTAAATCTTACAGCATCAGATATTAATACTTTTAGATTTTTTGATACTGTAATGATAAAAAATAAAGAATACAGAGTAAACAGAATAGATTACAAAGCGGGTGAATTAGCAAATGTAGAATTTATATTACTACCATAATGGAATTTAAAAAAGGATTTAAAATAAAACCAAAATTGATACTAGAGACAGGTGAGGTTGTATTTACAGACGGTACAAATGACGTTTTTGCTAATGAGCTTTCTTGCAAAGAATATGGTTATAATTATGACACAACAACTGGTACTTGCTATGCTTATAGATACAATAATAATTTAAACAAACGAGCAAAAAATTTAGACAATAAAGTTTTAGGAATAGATAACAATATAAACCAAACCAAATATAGTTTAGTAAATGGAACAAAAAACACAACAAGAGGAGTAAGTGTAAATTGTTTTATAAGTGGAGAAAACAATGAAATAACAAGTGATGTAAGCAACGTAGCTATTTTAGGAGGTTCACACGGTTTGTCATTAAATCAAGGTGAAGTTTTAATAGGTGGTGGTTTATTAGGTTCATCAGAAACAGGTTCACAACAAATGTCATTTGTACAATTGTCTAAACAATCAACAACTGGTTCAACAGTTGATTTAGCCTTGCAAAATGGATCAACATTTATTAGTTTACAAAAAAGTGCAATTATAGGTTTTGAAGCACACGTTATAGGCTTAGTATTAAGTGGTACAGATGCAACACCTGGACAATATAGATATTACAAAATAACAGGAGCTTGTAAATCAGACGCATCTTTAAATCCAACATTTACACAATCAACAACTACAATCGCAGACGGAGGATTATCACCCTCAGCAGTACCACTGTTTGTTGCACCAGAATCAGGATTTATAACAGTTAGATGCACAGGAATAACAAATGTGAACATCAATTGGTACGCAAGTGTTCATTTATACGTAAACAGAATAACATTAGACTTTTAAATTATGGCAGAAGAAATTACATTAAAAATAAACTCAAATATAGATGACGCTAGAAAAGACGTAGAAAAATTAACAGACAGTCTTGATGATGCAGTAGATAAAACAGAGGATTTATCAAAAGCGTCAAAAAAAGGTGAGGCAGGTATAAAAAAGTTATCTGTAGGTTTCAAAGCGTTGGCAAAAGCAACAGGTATTGTATTCATACTAAACAAAGCATTTGAGGTGTTTCAAAATGTATTAGGACAAAACCAAAAAGTAGTAGATATATTTAACACAGCAACTGAGTTTCTTAACATAACATTTAACAAGTTCTTTAACTTTTTATCACAAAACACAGGAAAAGCAACAGGTTTTATAAGTAAACTTTTTGGTAGTGAAGCAGTACAAAACGCACTAACATTTGGTAGAACACTTGGAGTAGAAATTATTACAAGAATTAAAAACCTTATACAAGGTGTAGGCGGTTTAGGTAAGGCGTTGTTTCAAGCATTTAAAGGTGATTTTAAAGAAGCTAGCGAAACAGCAAAGACTGCACTAGGTAACCTAAAAGACACAGTTATAGGTAACACAGTAGAAACTGCACAAATGGATAATGCAATTACTAAGGTGACTGATAAAATTAAAAACTTTACAAAGAGTACATTAGATTCAGCAAAAGCAAACGTAGAACTTGACAAATCAGCAGCTCTTGCAGAAAGTAGAAACCGTATATTATTGGAACAATTTGATGCACAAGCTGAAAAATTAAGACAAATAAGAGATGACGAAAATTTAACATTTGAACAACGTATTGAAGCAAATAATCAATTAGGTGAACTTTTAAAAGAACAAAACGACACAATGTTAGCTAACGCAGACATAGCAGTGGACGCAGCACAGAAAGAACTAGACAAGAACAAAGAAAACATAGACTTACAAATAGCACTTAATAACGCTATTGCAGACCGTGAGGGAATAATAGCACAAGTAACAGGTTTTGAAAGTGAGCAACTACAAAATACTATAAGTCTTACACGTGAAAAAGAAGACTTAGAAAAAGAACAACACCAAAAACAATTAGACCGTATAGCTGAAGCAGATGCTGCAAACCAAGCAATAGCTGATGCAAATAAAGCTAGAAAAGAAGAGGAATTAGCAGCTTTTAGTTCTTTAGCTGGTGCATTAGGTGACTTAGCGGGCGAAAACAAAGTATTAGCAATAGCACAAGCTACAATAGATACTTTTGCAGGTGCTAACAAAGCATTAGGATCAGCACCACCGCCTGTTAATTTTATAACAGCAGCGGCAGTAACATTAGCAGGTATTGCAAACGTAAGAAAAATACTTGAAACTAAAGTTCCTAAAGAAAAAGGTGGGGGTGGTTTACCCTCAGTGAGTGGTGGTACACCTGCTCCACAAATGGTTAGTGGTGGTTTTGAATTAACAACAGGTGTTTCAGAATTTGAACCTACAAGAGCATTTGTTGTAAGTGACGATATCAGTCAAAGTCAAGATAGATTAGCAACGATAAGAAGAAGAGCAACATTTGCAAGTGATAAAATCAAACAAAATTAATTTAAATCTATTATACAATATGAAGAAAAAACTTACAAAGATCACAGAGCTTGTAATAAGTGATGATAACGAAGAACTATCTATAGACGCAATAAGTCTTGTTACAAGTCCTGCAATAGAGGTAGATTTTGTATTTTTTGGAAAAGACAAACACAATCTTACATTCTCAAAGATTGACGAAGAAAAAAGAATGTTAATCAGTCCTGCACTAATACCTAACAAACAAATATTTAGATACAACCCTAATACTGATTCAGAGTATTACGTATATTTTTCTACGGACACAGTAAGAAAAGCTAGCGAATTATACCTTAAATACAATAATCACCACAAAGCTACATACCAACATCAAGACAGAGTAGCGGGTGTATTGACAGTAGAAAGTTGGATAAAAGAAGGAGACCAAGATAAGTCTAAAATGTATGGCTACGATTTACCAAATGGTACGTGGTTTGTAAAAATGAAGATAGAAAACAATGACTTATGGGAAAAGATAAAAGCAGGTGAACTCAAAGGTTTATCAATAGAAGGTTACTTTGTAGACAAAATGGAAAAAATGAGCAAAACAGTTACTGACGAAGAAATAGTAGAAGCATACAACGAGTTAGTAAAAGAAGGTAAAATAAAAAAATAATTATGTACAAAAATTACGAAGACAAACTTAACACAATACTATCTAAGGCAAAAGGTAAATTTGTAGAAGAAGTAAAACCAGACAGTATTGAAGAGTTAAAAGCATTTCTTTTAAAATTATATAAAAATCAAATAACAAATAAATAATTCTATTATATACTAAAGACTTTAAAAAATGGATTTAAAAAAACAAATATTATCAGCATTAGGTTTAGACAAAGAAGAAGAAATAAACCTAGAATTTCAAGCTAAACTTATTGACGGTACTATTGTCGTTTCAAAAGCAGATGAACTTGCAGAAGGTGTAGAAGTAATGATACTAGCAGAAGACGGAAGCACAATGCCTGTACCAGTAGGTACTTACGAAACAGAAGACGGTGTAGAATTTAAAGTAGAAAAAGAAGGTATCGTAGCATCAATGGAGAAAAAAGAAACTGAAGAAGAAGAAGAAGAGGAGACAGAAGAAAAAGAAGAAGTTGAAACAGTAGAAGAAGAAGAAATGTCAGAGGAAACTGTTGAGGAAACAGAAGAAGTAGAAAACGAAAACTTTGACAAGAACGCACTTA